AGGAACATCTTTTTCATTTTCTGCCATACATACTTTCTTTTTTACAAAAGTTAATCAACAAACGCCTTCATTTTCTGTGCGTATTCAAAAGATCGAATACGAGAAATGATTTCACGGGCCTGTAAGGTAATGAACACCACGGGTGCTCCCTCATCTCCTGCGTCAACCACAAATCGGTCACCGCCGTACTTAATTGTACGTACCAAGTCGCCTTCTTTACACCAAGGACCTTCAATCCAGGGGGTTAAGTCGTCTAGGTTTCGGTATGCCAAAGGTCCAACCTGGACAACCTTAGCTACAGTCTCATTAAATTTAATCGTTTGTGTGGTCTCATCTACAAAAATGATCCCGCCTTTACTTGCTGTTTTAGGGCGTCTTAGTTGAACTAAAACTCTATCTCCAGCTACTTCAGTTCCATGCTCTACAACCGGGAAACATTCTTCTTCGGATCTAGTATCTGGTTCTTCTTTTGCTCTAACATCAAATGCTGCCATTCGGCTGCCTCCTATAACCTTTACAGGTCGTCTTCGTCTTCCGTCAAAATCTCGTTAATAATGTTCAGTATCTCTGAAAAACCTTCATGTCTTCCAACTAGGCGTTGGTAATCCTCAAAGGAGTTTACATTATTTCCAGCGGTGACGGCTTCCGCTATTTTCTTTTGTTCGTCTCTCGTACGAGAGATAATTTCACTAATAAAGTCTTTCATACTTATATTAATGCAAATAGGGCAGTATTCCGCCCCAATTTATATTAATAAAAGTTACCTGTCTTAACTTCTTTTAAATTTTTGTCTGGTCCAACTTTGCTGGAACGAACTTTGTTTTGATTAAGTACTGCGTTGTTAGCACGTTTAGAACCTGAGGTTCCTGTGTCTACTTTAGCTGCTGGACCGCCGCCAGAACTTTGAGTTCCAGTCATTTTGTATGTTTTACGGAAGCCTAATTCGCCGCCGTCTTGTGGGTTTTTTGCCATTATTGTGCTCCTGGTGTGGTAGTTGGTTGTGGTGCTGATGCTTGTTGTTCTAATGCCTGTTGATGCTGTTGATCATTTTGTTGCAGTTGTTGACCGTGTTGTTGCGCAGCCAATGCAGCTTTTTGCTGTGCATCAGCCTGTTGTTTAACTTGATTTGCCTGTACCTCAAATGCCTGCTGCTGTACTGTTAGTCCATGCTGGCGTATGTCCTGATCCGATGCAGCAATGGCCTGCATTGCGGATTGGTTTTGCTCATGGTCTAGTTGGGCCTGTTGTTGATCCATCTGAGCACCGGCTGATATCATAGCAATACGCTCTTTTGCGGCGTTATTGATGTTTGCCATTGCAATATCTGTGGCGTTGCGTTGGTTATCAATGTTCGTCTGTGTGGAGTACTTAGCCTGTAACTCTTGAACCTGTTGTTGAAGTCTTGCAACCTCAAGCTGGTAGTTCTGTTGGTCCTGTTGCATCTCCAGCTGCATCTTAGCCTGTGACTCTTGTGTCTTGCGCTGGGTCTCAGCCATTTGAGTCTTAAGAATAACCTGTGCTGTTGGGTCTGAATTAGCGGCTTGTTGTTGCTGAGCCTGTTGGGCCTGTTGAACTTTTTGGGCCAAGGTTGAAATTCTTTGTGAAAATTCAGACATATTTTCTTTAGCATCCTGATCTACCATGTGCGACGCCAATGCTAAGGCCTGTTGTGACTCTATGTCTAGGGCGTTTTCTTGATGTAGATTAAGTGTATCTTTACCGCCTGATGCTTGTGCTACGTATGATCGCATTGACTGGAGGTAGTGCAGTGTTAAATGCTGCTTGATATGGTCGAGTGCATGTGGAGCAAATACTGGCCCAATGACTGGGCTTCCACCATACGCTGGATTTTCTGCATACTCTAGGTGGACCTTAATGTGTGAGATGTGGTCTTGGTCTGGGTAGGCCGCGGCTGGTCGTCCCATTGTCATGGAGACATTCTCAAGCGCTGGGTTAGACTCAGAGGCACCTAACGGATTTGGCAGTACTTCCTCTACTGATGGAATCTTTAGCTGGTGTAGTACGCGGCGGTACACGGCACGGATATCAAACATCCCCGGAGGCGCGGAAGAGGCCATCTGTAAGAGTGCCTGGTTCTGCGCAACACGTTGTGATTCGGAGAATATGTTAGGGTCAGATACTGGACGTACATCAGAGTTGTACGCAAAGTCACGTACCTTAATCTCTGTTCCGGACTGGTTGTCCATCTCATCTAGGTACCAGTGGTTGATACGTGAGATGATGGCAAGAGATTTAGCCTGTGAGCGATGCAGACGGGCATGAATAGAGGAGAATACCTTGGCACCCTGCTCAATAAGCGCCTGGGTTGTGCCAACGGGCATGTTGTTGTTTGCTTCGCCAATTTTTTCTTCGGCGGTAGTTACTACACCTTTAGCTGCGTCTGTTAAAAAACCTAATAAGTTAAACAGTACAGAAGACGGTTGGTTAAACGGCATCGGCATCGCGATCTTACGTACATCATCAACACCAGGTGCGCCTTCAATCTCTACAACTTGCGTTGGCTCGATTCTATCAGACTGTCCACCAATTCTTCCACCTTTGAGCTTAAGTAGCGTCTGGCTGTTGTTGATGTGCGCAGCGTCAAGTAAAGCACGCAGAGCGCCGGTAAGAGCAGCAGATAGCCCACCAATAAGCTGAGGCAGTCCAATGGCGTAAGCTCCACGCCAAGGAATAAATTTAAACTCGACAAACCAGTCCAGTTTTTCCAGTTTTTCATCGTTACATTCCCAGTTGCGGTAGAGTGCTAATACTTTGGATGTTGTCTCATCAATAGTTAGGATGTACGGGGCGCGTCGGCCTTCTGTTTCTGTATCGTCATCTAAACGCATGAAACAGGTTACTTCATAAATACGGCGTAGACCATCAATGTTTTTAGATGGCTCTTCTTTGCCCTCGATCTTATTGTTAGCCTCTTGTGAGCGAGTCTGTTCTGTTAACGGGGCATCTGATGTATAGTCTGAGTCAATATCAATGTAGATACCTGCCTCGATACGTTGTAAGAATGTATCCTCTGTAATGTCTTGTACTTCAGTTACACGTTGCGCTGTGTAAAAGTTTGTAGATGAATACGGAAGGAGTATATTGTCAATTGGGACCCACTCACATGTTGGTCTTGCTTGCTCGGCGTCATAGCGCCATTTAAGGAACTGAGAACCGCCTAGTGGGAGTTGGGTCAGCAACTGCTCCATTTCGTCGCGGAACTCAGGTATTTGTTCTGTGAGCTGCCAGTTCATAAATTCTACTTTACGATTAGCAACTTCTTCTTTTGTTCTGTCGGCTGTGCCCTTGATGTTTGATTTAACAATTCCATCGGGTGGCAATAATTCTTTTGACGATGATGCACCAAAATCTACGCAGCTTTCTGCCATGACTGGGTGCACAACCTTAGAGGCACCATCAAATGTGGCACCACCGGGTGCGTCTTTACCGAGACCAGTGCGGCGAAGACCCTCTTCGTATTGTTTGTCTCGTTGCTTACGTGACTCCCGGTCAACGTCAATGTAGTCTAAATATTCATTAGCAAGTTCGTTTAAATCGTCTTGGTCAAATACACCGGCTAAGTTTGCATAAAATTCTGGGGAGTCTTTTGGACTAGATTTTGGCATGAAGTTTACAATAACCGAGCCATCATCATTTTCAATGACCTCTTGCTCAACTTCGTCTTCGTCTAATCCAAGGGCGTCCTCAAATTCTTCCATCTCGATGTCTTGGTCTTTGGCGTCATGGATTTCATCTTCCCGGTCCTGCATAGGTAGATTGTTGCCTGCTTGAATCGGAAGTTTTGGATTTGCCATGTTTATTGGTTTTGTTCTATTGATTTCATCCAGTCTGCTACAGCCTGGATTTCATTGAAGGAAGCATTGCTTTTAATTGTATTTGCTTTAAAGGATATCCAAGCCACATTACCTTTAATATACCCCAATTTGGGATTAAATTTATCTAAAGACGGAGAGTTATCTGTGGCCTTACCATTTCTTTCAGTCCAAGATAATGTTATCCCTAAAACGGGGCAAATATCTTGAGCAAGACTAAATGCGTATTCGGAGTCTATTTCAAACACAACATTTTGTTTTTTAGATTCTGCGCGTCTTTGGTTTATTATTCTGTTTACATGCCCGCGTTTATCTTTCATTTTAGCATCTTTTTTAAAATTTGTTTGTTTATTTTTACAAATTCTACACCAAGAAGCTAATCCATCTTTTGTATGCTTATGTTTTCCAAAGTTGTCGGATAATAAATCACATTTTGTACATTGTTTCATTTTAACTCCCGTAAGTTGAATAGTTGGAAGCTAGTTTAGGTACGGGCCTAAACGGGCGCTGCAGGCGCTTTTTACTTCCTATTCATATTAATGCAAAAAATGAGGTAAATACGCCCCATTTATTAAAATTATTGTGAATAAGGGTTAGAAAACTTTCTAGCAGATATGTCATCTGAATAATCATAGTCGCGAGCAGGAAGGAAATCTAATTGAATCCAACCAGAATCCCTTAATATTCTCAAGGCTTGGGAAAGACTATCAACATAGTCGTCATGGCCTCCGGCTTCTGGAAATGAGCACACTTGGCGAAGAAATCGCTTAGCCCACTCGGCAAAGTCACCTTTGATTTTAGAATCTTCTGGTATGTAAACCTTTCCCTTGGCAACGAGGGGCGCGACAATGTTAAGTCTTTGAACCTTATCAGCACGTTGTGGATTGTAGCCCCTTACAGGCACCCCGGAGCCCTGCAGTTCCTGGATGAGGGATATACCTGCGCTCTTGTCCTCCATGAGTATCAGGTCGGCTTTACGGCCCTTAGCGAAGGTGTTATCAGATCCGTACACAACTTCTTTGAAGTCATCAATTACTTTACGTCGTAGTTGTGGGTACGCAAGGTGTTGGTCCCATGCGTCCAGTAAAATAATGGATGTCCCCTTGTCTTCTTGTTCAAAAATTCCCCATACGGTACATGCGGTGGGGTCATTCATTGTTTTTTCGGATGTTGCTGGGTCATAGGAGGCAATGACGTACTCTAGCTCGGGGGTTGGTTTGTCTGCGGGCCACATCTTAAACATTTTACGTTTGATGATACCCGTTGCTTCGGGGTCAAGGATCTGTCCATAGATCTCCTGCCTTCCAATATCTGTTCCCTCATACGTCTCTAGCTGCTTGAAGAATGTCTCTGATAGGTTGTCCCGGTTGTCGTATGATGAGGCATTGACGACGTAGACATCCCCTCCGACCTTACCCTCGTTGAGGTCAACGATGAGCTCTTTAGGTTTTGGGGTGGTGGTAATAATTTGCTGCACCCTGGGGATTCTGGGGTCTTTGAGTCGGAGGGTAAACTGGACGCCGTCGTAGGCTTGGTCAAGGTAGTCAAAGGCGCAGAGCTCGTCAAACCAGGCGCCATGGAACTGCTTGCCGCGGTAGCGCTCCGGCTCGGAGGCGGGGATGCCTTGAATGATGGATCCGTTGGTGAGGGTGATCTCAAACAGGGATTTGTTGTAGTCTTTGATGAGGCTGGCGGGGATGATGTTGAGGAGTCCTGAGTCTCCCTCGAAGCAGGTAGCCCGAATATCATTTGAAGTGGGTGCCGTGACAAGCCAGCGGGTTCCGCTGTACTTCCAAGCACGAATACCAATCCAATGACTAGCAGTGTGTGTCTTGCCAGAGCCGCGGCCGGCAAGCATAAGGAATGTATCATACTCTCCATCTTCTGGTTCTTTTTGGTGTGGTAGTGCCTGCAGGGACCATTTGACTTGCCACAGTGTGGAGTCTAGCTGTTGCTTGGGCCAGTGTTTATGGGCATCTGCGAATTTACTTAACGTAACTTCTTGTTTTTGTGTTAAAGACATGATATAAAACCTTCCCCGACTAAGAAGCTCTTATCAGCCCCCTCGGTTTCTATATGAACACACAGCTGTGGCTCAATTTGTTTAATGTGTTCAATGTACCGCCGGGCCTGATGGACTTTTATTTTTGGTGAGACCTGGTGGTCCATAAGCTGCAAACGGCTACGAAATGAGAACACATACTCGTTGTTATCTTCCCTGTAGTACATTGATGTTTTAATTCCAAGGGATTCTACAAGCCCCTGTATCTGCCGTATAAGTTGATAACTTTTTAGGGTAATGGTAAACCTATCGTTTTTTAAGTTGTACCATCCTCTTTTGGCGTACAGTATACCAGAGAGCAGATCAATTCTTTGATCCATAGATCCTAGTAGGTAGTTATCTGGGATGTTGGTTGGTATTTTACCAATCAGCTGCATTTCAACTCTAGGCTCGGTACTATAGACCATGCGATGGGTTTTATGACAACGCTGCTGGGTTATCAGGTACCCCCGGTCTTTTAATTTTTGAGGTATTATGTCTTTATATGCCTTAGGGGATCTGATATGGTTTGTGGCATTTTTGTTTATAAACCAGTACCCAAATACGAATGGGGGTACTGGTAGGTCCTGGTGTGGTAAAGCTAAGGGTTTAGTAGACGGGATGGAGTATGCTAGTTCCTTGTCTTTTATTTTTAAAGATGTGCTTTGTAAAGCCTCGATACTCATAGGTCTTAATGGTCTTCGAAATTTAAAGAAGCCCTTATAGGTTTGTAACCTATTTCGGTATTTTAAGTTTTCTGTGGGAAATGCCAGGTTTTTGTCGCCTGAGATAGTCAGCCCGTCAGATAGGGTGACCCTGTAGCAATCCTGGGTGTGGTACTGCTGGACCAGTGTAACCTTAGTAGGTTTTCCGTTGTGGTCAAACAGGTAGTCACCAACCTCAATCTTGTAGGCTGGCTTCCAGTAGTTATAAGTTAAGACTTTTTCTGTTGCTAAAATCGCCATGGAAGTTTTCTCGGACCCAGTGGTCCAGCCAGGGCCCTAACGGCCCCCGAATATTATCTTGGATTTTAAATGGCAGCTTGGCTATGTTCATTATTTCCTTGGTGCAGTTTAGCCTAAACTGGATGTACTTTGCCGTCTCGTTGTCCAGTATATCCACTGGCACATCCACTGAGTCAAAGTTGTACAGGTCACATACCAGTATCCGCAAGCCTTTAAACTCACCGGCGGCGTTCTCTAACGCGCCTTGGATTTGGTATACATACTTATCTGTCATACTTATATTAATGCAAATAAATAGGTAAAGCGCCTCACCACGGGAAAAAATAGCTTGACTCTGTCCCCTTTTGTATGGGTAGTACTAGAAGCGCGCTGTTTTCCAGGTTACCCCCACCACTACGTTTATTATTTTAAAAAATTTTAAAAATGATAAAGTAAGGGGTACTACCCATACTACCCTGACAAATGACTACTTTTAGTTATATAGAAATAAGTCTATATATCATTATTCGTATATAGAATGTATTTTTCAAAAAAAAAATTTAGAAAAACGGGTTTTTGCATGGAATTATACAAAACTCATGGTCTATGGGGCCCCCGCCGGCCGGTCAGTCCACGGGACCCAAATTGGGGTATGTGGTATATAAACAACACCCCACCAAGGAAAGCATGCTTGAACGTGACACATTGGCACATAGCCCCGCGCCCTGCCGAGCAGAGTAGCCCACACAGTCTATGCACCA